CAGCTGCTGAACAAACCGACGCACGACCTCCTTCTGCGGGTACACAAGCTCCTTTGCTATGTCAACCAATGGAAGGGAGTCAAGCCGGAGTGCAAGATCATGCAGCTCACCACGCTCGATGAGCATAAGGATATCAAACAAACGAACGACCAAGGAAAGGAGGACAACCAATGAGGTACATTCCCGACAATAACACGCTGATGACGTACATCCCCAATGTGGTGACCGCCGTCGAAGGAGAGAAAGATCTGTTCACCAAGATGCAGAGCCATCTGGAGATAGCCGAAGCATGGCTGGAGGCGAACGTAGTCAAGTACGACGATATCCATGAGAATGAATCCGCTATGACCTACGCGAAGATCATTGTGGCGGACGATGCCTTCCGGAGAGCTATTCCGTCCTTGGATGTCATCCTCACGGAGAATGGTTTCGGTATCGTCTCGAACGGGAACGTAGCCCCGGCGAGCCGTGACCGGATCAATGCCCTGCTCGACGGACTGCAGGCGATGGTGGATAACTCCATCGAGGCCTTGGATACCATCCTTGCCGGCGATGTTCTGAAGGGCACCATCTTCAAGGGCTATGAAGCGCAACGGATGCAGGAGGTAACGAAGAACCTCTTTGCCAAGTACCGCACCGACCGTCCGCAGATCATCGCCGAGGAGGAACAGTTAGCGCAGCGGGTGCTGTCGTTCGATGTGCTGACCGCTCTCCGGTCCTATGCCAGTGCTACCGAGTATGACCATACCCTCTCCGTCCTCTCGTTCAACGTCAAGCAGTTTGTCATCAAGACCATCACCGGCAAGATGACGCCGATCGAGGAGAAAGAGGAGTCCCGCCGCATGGTGGACTGGATACGCAAGCATCCGACCGACTTCCCCGACTGGGAGCAATCCGAAGCGGCGAAGTACTGGAAAGACTACACCTTCAAGAACGATAAGAAATACGGAGGCTATTGGTTATGAGAATAGATATCACCGTCCCCACCTCCTGGTCCGAACTGACCGAACAGCAGAAGCGCTATGCGTTCTTCCTGCTGTCCTCCGAGCATTATTCGCCGGATCAAGTGATGTCGCTCTGTCTCATCCGGTGGGGCAAACTGAGTCAGGAACAGTTGGAGGTGCTGAAGCCCGAACAGATAGCGGCTTTCCTACCGATGATGAAATGGCTGCTCGAGATACCCGACCGACCGGTGTGCCTCGAGAAGATCCAAGGAACCGAAGCACAGGAGAATGCCGACTTCCGGGGATTGCGGTTCGAGGACTATCTGCTCATCGAAGCCAAGTACCAAGGGTATCTGCACAAGAAAGAGATATCGCTGCTCAATGATATCGCCGAGGTGCTGTACGGCAAACGGCTGGAGCTGTCGCCGGTGGAAGCCTACAGTGTCTTCCTATGGGTAGCATCCGTCAAGAAGCTGTTCGCATCCCGTTTTCCGCATTTCTTCGTTCCGGCGCCGGTCGGGGAGGAAGAGGAGAGCGAGGCGGCGATATACAACCGCCTGAGGAACGCAAGGAACATGCAGATCCGCGCTCTCACCAAGGGAGATATCACCAAGGAGAAAGAGATATTCGAGATGGATACGTGGCGAGCCCTCACCGAACTCGATGCACAGGCTCAGGAATACGAGGATCTCAAAAAAAAATACGATAATCATGGAAAATAGAACGACCGCATGGTCTGCCGTGGACTTTTACAAACGGCTGACCGAGAAGAATAAGTTGGCGCAGAGCAAACATTTCGCTTTCGTCCGTGTCTCCGGGCTGAAGGGCGTGGAGGAGGCTATAGCTAAGATGCAGTCCACCCCGAACTTCATCATGGTAGCCGATAACGCTGCCGGTTATACGGAGCTGGATCCTACGCCGCACATCCGCCAGATGAATACCGTGTTCATCGCCATGCGTCATAAGCTCGGCGACATGGATGCCCGGCAGCGGTGTCTCGATACGATTAAGGAGATCAACCGGCAGTTCTGTTCGAAGCTGCTGATGGAGAAGACGCTGCTCATGGAGAATGCGCAGTACCTCGACCCCCGGATCAACCTGCAGGAAGCACCGTCGGCACTCATTCCCGGTACTGCCGTCTGTATGTTCGAGGTGGCGGTAGATACGTTCGTGGATATGTCGTACAAGCCGGAGGAGTGGGATGATTGAGTTAACCGAGGCACAACTGGAGCAGGTCGAGAAGCTGTCTTCTATCTACATGAAGATCTCCGATATCGCGCTCATCATTGAGGTCGAGCCGGAGCAGCTGCGCGCCGAGATATCCAACGAGTCCACGGAGGTCAGTCGCCGGTACCGACGCGGCAAGGCTACCTCCAAGGCGGAACTGCTCGCCCAGGAGATGCAGCTGGCCAAGGTCGGTTCGCCGCTCGCTCTGCAGAACGCACATAATAACCTGCTCGATATGGAGGATGACGAGTAATGGCACAGATCAAGAATATAGAACTGGCTCAGCGGGAGATGTTCACTCCCCGGGAAGAGCTGCTGCAGCGATACGATGAAGCGCGTGTCGCTCATCTGATGCGTATCCGGGAGATGTACAACTGGATGATTGCCAACCCCTCCGAACGGGACCGCAAGTTCATCGATATCTTCACCGGCAAGTTCAACCTCTCGCAGTCCGCCGCCTATGCCGACCTCGCTTTGGTCAAGCAGCTGGTGCCGGCTCTCGCTCCGGCATCCCGCGAGTTCTACCGCAAGCAGGTGAGCGAGATGCTGCTGGAGACCTACAACATGGCGAAGGCACGCAAGGACACGAAAGCCATGGCGATGGCTGCCAAGGAACTGGGCAAGGTCAACCGCGTCGATCTGGAGGACGAGAAGATACTGCCCTACGAGCAGATTGTCATTCAGCCCTTCACCCCGTCCTCCGACCCGACCATCATCGGACTCAAGGTCATCCCGAACGTCGATGAGGTCAAAGCGCGTCTCAAGAAACAGATGTCCATGGATAACCCCGATATCGAGGACGTGGATTTCGAGGAAGCCGATTTGGAGGAAGATACACTCTTCCCGGAGGCTCCGGAGCAGAAGGAGTAATATATGTCAGAGTTATACTTCAATAAGATCCAACAGCGGGTGATGTACATCGGAGCGAAGACGACCGTTGTCGTTGCCGGTCGCCGTACAGGTAAAACCTACGGCATGGGTGCGCCGTTCGCCTACCGGAACATGCAGCGGATGCCCGGCTCTACCGGCGGCATCGTTGTACCGACCTTCCGGCACGGTCTGACCAACACCCTTCCGGGACTGTTCAGCTGCTGGAAGGCGATGGGTCTGATTGAAGGTATCCATTACGTGGTCGGGAAGAAACCGCCGAAGGGCTTCGGGGAAGCACGCATCGAACCGCGCGAGTACGAGCACGTGATTTCCTTCTATAATGGGTCCAAGGCGGTCCTCATATCGCAGGACATAGCCGGTAGTTCCAACTCCCTCACCCTCGACTGGCTGCTCATCGACGAAGCCAAGTTCATCAACTTCGAGAAACTCAAGGACGAGACCTTGCCGGCGAACGGTGGTATCAAAGCCTATTTCGGCAAACACTCCTACCACCATTCGATAATGATTATGTCGGATATGCCGGTGGGCTCCAAGGGTTCGTGGTTCCTCAACTACCGCGAGAAGATGAATGAGGAACTCATTGGCTGCATCGAGACGCTGGTCAATCGGGAGTTCCAAATGAAGGAGCGTGTCCGTGCCCTCCGTGCCGCCGGTGAGGAAGTGCCGTCCTACCTCAAGTACCACCTCCGCACCAATAACCGGCTGCTCAATCAGCTGCGATCGGTGGCGGTGCTGTACGTCGAGGTCTCCACTATCGAGAACCTCGAGGTGGTCGGAGTCAATTATATCAAGGATATGAAGCGCGACCTGCCGCCGCTCGTCTTCCGCACCTCTATCCTCTGCCAGCGTATCGGCATTCTGCAGGACGGCTTTTATAACTCCATGACCGAACGGCACAAGTACCACGATGCCAACAATGAGTATCTGGCTTCACTCGGCTATGGCAAGACAGAGAAGGAGTATCAGAAGCTGCTCAACTCGCAAGCCGACCGCGATGTGGATCCGGATAAGCCTATCTGCATCGGCATGGACTACAACGCGAACATCAACTGGATAGTAGCCGGGCAGGAGTGCAAAGGTAGGCTCAATGTCATTCACTCCTTCTATGTCAAGTTCGAGCGGAAGATACCGGCACTCGTCGATGATTTCTGCACCTACTACCGCAACCACCGCAAGAAGCAAGTCATCTTCTATTACGACTCCACCGCTCTCGGGTCGAACTATGCCGTCAATAAGGACGACTTCAAGAAAGTCATCGAACGGGAGTTCATCTCCCATGGCTGGAAGATCAAGTCCGTCTATCTCGGTCACCCGATGCGGCACACGGAGAAGTACCTGCTCATCAACCGGGGCTTTGCCGGCAAGGCGCGCCTCGTTCCGTACTTCAATATCGATAACAACGAAGCCCTGTTGGTGGCTATCGAGTCCGCCGGCATCATCCGGGGATCCAACGGCTTCAAGAAATACAAGGCAGGGGAGAAACTCGGCGAGACCGAGGAAAACCTGCTCGAGCACCGTACCGACGGCACCGATGCCTTCGATACGCTCTTTATCGGCATGAATAACAAACCCGTCAAGACCAACACCATCAGCGTCTATGGCGTAGGATAACATTATAATTATATGGCACAGAATAACGATACCACCGTAGGCCTGTACATCAATGGCAAACAGGCAGAGAAAACACTGGCGATCCTGCAGAAGGAAGCCGAGAACCTTGGCAAGCAGCTGGAGGAGGCTGTCCGTCGTGGCGATAAGGCTGCGCAGAAGGAACTGAATAAGTCCCTCAAGGATGTCAACCAGACCATCAAGCAGGTGCAGTCCTCCACCAAGAACGTGGCGGATGTCATGGCGCGTCTCGATAAGGCGACGCCCCACGAGCTCCGGAAGACACTCACCACCCTTAATAATCAGCTCAAGCATATCGAGCGTGGCTCGTCCGCTTGGAACGAACACGTGGCGAAGATCCAACTCGTCAAAGCCGAACTGGATAAGGTCAATGCGGAGATGAAGCAATCGGAGTCGTTACTCGTCCGGATGAGGAATGGCATCCAGAACTGGGGCGCAATGGCCGCCGGTGCGGTAGCTGCTTTCTCCGGTGTGGTCATGGCAGGCAAGAAAGCCGTTAATACCTACGCCGAGATGCAACAAGAGGAAGCCAACGTCCGCAAGTACACCGGCATGACCGAGGAGGAAGTCAACCATCTGAACGACGCTTTCAAGAAGATGGACACTCGTACATCACGTGAGGAGTTGAACAAACTTGCACAGGAAGCCGGTCGGCTCGGTCTGCAATCCGAGGAGGATGTGTTAGGTTTCGTCAAAGCCGCCGATAAGATCAACGTCGCCCTCGATGACTTGGGCGATGGTGCCACGCTGACGCTCTCGAAGCTGACGGATATCTTCGGCGATAAACAGGCACTCGGTACCGAACGGTCACTGTTGGCGGTTGGTTCGGTCATCAACGAGCTCTCGCAGAACTCCACCGCCGCTGCACCCTATCTGGCAGAGTTCGCCCAGCGTCTCGCCGGTGTCGGTGCTCAGGCCCACATGACTATTCCGGAGATCATGGGCTTCGGTGCGGTGCTCGATAGCCAAGGTCAGAAGCTGGAGATGTCCTCGACCGCCCTCTCCAAGGTCATCATGAACCTCTTTAAGGACCCGGCGAAGATAGCCAACGCCACCGGTCTCGCCGTGGAGGAGTTCGCCGAGACCTGCAAACGCAGCACCAACGAGGGGTTACTCATGTTGCTCGAACGGCTCCATGAGCTCGGAGGTATTGACTCTCTCGCGCCGGTGTTCGCCGATATGGGAGAGAACGGTGCCCGGGCATCGGCAGTCCTCGCTGCCCTTGCCGGCAACGTGGATATGGTGCGCCAACAGCAGGAAGCCGCGAATGTGGCATTCAGCGAGGCAGTATCCATCGACAAAGAGTTTGAGGTGCAGAACACCACCGTCCAAGCCGGTCTCGAGAAAGCACGCAAGGGCTTCACCGAGATGGCGGTCACGCTCGGCAAGGAACTCATGCCTATCGTCTCCAAGGTGATATCATCCACCTCGATGACCATGCGAGTGCTGCTCAAGGTGATTCAGTTCGTCAAGGAGTATCGTGTAGCGATTCTCACTGCCACCGCTGCGCTGGTCACTTATTATGCAGCGGTCAAGGCACAAGAGGCTTGGACGGCTTTCACCTCCGGCATCAAGAAGGCGGTCGTAGCCGTTCGGGCATTCAATGCCGCATTGGCTGCCAACCCACTGGGTGCGGTACTCGCCGTATTGGCTGCTGTAGGTACTGCTATTGCGGTCTTTGTCCATAGAGCCCGTGAGGCTGCAAAAGAAATGGATGTGATTGGCCGTGCTAATCAGCAGGCAGCGAAATCCTTTGCAGAACAGAAGGCCAAGGTCGATCAACTGACGGCAGCGGTCAATAATAACAATCTGTCATTGGAGTACCGGCGCAAGGCTCTCAAGGAACTGCAAGCCATCGTGCCGGGATATCATGCTTCTCTCACCGACGAGGGCAAGCTGATCAATGATAACCGCGACGCTATCAATGACTATCTGACTGCGCTCGACCGGAAGCTGAAGATGCAAGCTTATGAGGAGATGCTGCAGGAACAGTACCGGAAGAAAGCGCAAGCAGAGTTGCAGAAAGACGAAGCCACCGCCGAGCTCGACGGCTACGAGTATATGTACCGTGCCGGAGCAGAGACGGATCATGATAAGGATTGGAATGCTCTCTCTCGCTCCGAGAAAAAAGCCAAGGGTAAAGCCTTCTCCAATCAGGTAGCCGCTAACAAGGATATCGAGGAAGCCAACGCGCAGATCGATAAGCTGCAGAAGAAGATGGCAGAGATTCCGCCGGTGGTGCCGGTTACGGTAGAGGTGGAGACGAAGACGGTCACTCCGGATAACAGTACACCCACTCCGGCAGCGGAGAAGGAGGATCCGGAGAAAGCCCTGAAGGAGAAGCTGCAGAAGTTGGAGGATGCCAAGAAGAAAGAGATGGCGATCAATCAGGTTGCCTATCTGCAGGGAGAGAAAGATTTCGAGGCATACACCACCGCTCAAATACAGGCAGAGGTGAACTTCAACAGGCAGAAGATGTCGCTCTATCAGAAGGGCAGCACCGAGTATCTGGAGGCGCAGGCTGCCATGTTAGCCGCCGAGAAGAAACTGCAGGATCAGCAGACCGGGCAGACGGTCGAGGCGGAGCAGAAGCGGTATGCCGATGTGAAAGCCGTTCTCGACCAACGCTATGCCGATTCGGAACTGTCCGCCAAAGCCTACCAGCTCGCTACCGAGCAAGCCGAGTTGGAGCACCTCCGTAACCTCGCCAACACCTACGAGGAAGGCTCCAAGGAACGCCTCAAAGCGGAGGAGCGATATCAGCAGCGATCGACTGCCATTCAGCAGAAGCACGCCGCCGATGCCAAGCGTATTCAGGAGCAGCTGCAGAAGGCTTTCTTCGATATCAAGGATTTGGGCGTGACTGATTCCGATGGCTATGCGGAACAGCTGGGACAATTAGATGCCCTCTATGAGCATTTGAAGAGTAAGACGGAGGAAGGTTCGGAGGAGCGTCTGAAGTTAGAGGAAGCGTACCATCTTGCACGTTTCGAACTGGCTAAGCAGTATAATGACCAGATCGGTATGGAGACAGAGGACTCTGCTCGTGCTACGTTTGAGAGAATGACTGGCTTCCTGCAAACGGAAGGAGCCAAGAAGTTCATCAACGCATTCTCTGCCATTACGGATGCTATCGGTAATCTATTCTCAGGGGTAACTTCGTTGATGCAAGCCGAAGTGGAATTGCAGACTGCACAGATAGAGAAGCGTTATGATACCGAAATAGCAGCTGCCGGAGATAATAAGGACTTAGTGGAGCAATTGGAGCAGAAGAAACAGGAGGAGATAGGAAAGATGAAGACCGAGGCTGCCGATAAGGAGTTCAAAATGAATATCTTCTCTGCTATCGCTCAAGGAGCTTTGGCTGCCATTAACGCTTGGAATGCCGGTATGGGTGCCGGTTTCCCTGCCGGTCTCGTTCTTGGTCCTTTGATGTTAGGAATGTCATTGATGGCAACAGGCTTGCAGATCAATGCGATGAAGAAGCAACACGAAGCGGCGATGGCACAGGGTTATGCAGCCGGTGGTTATACCATGCCGGGCGGCAAGTACCAACCTGCCGGTATCGTCCATGCCGGTGAATGGGTTGCCTCGCAGGAACTGCTGGCGAACCCCACCGCTGCAGCCACCATCGCCCAGCTCGATCAAGCACAGCGCACCAACACCATCGGGCAACTCTCCAAGCCGAGTCCAAGCGCATCCGTTTCTTCATCGGAGCGCATCAGTTCTCCAACCGAAGCGCATCAACAGTCCAACGGAAGCGCTTCCTTCAGCGAGTCCATCGACCGGCTGAACCGAACCCTCGACAACGGTATCTATGCCGCCACTACCATGACCGGCGACAAAGGCATCCTCCGCCAGCAACGGAAATATAATCAGTTAATGAAAAACAAGTCTGCAAAATGAAAATCTTAGTTAACGGAAAAGAGGCAGTCCTGAAAACAGGCTCCTCGTTTGAATATGTGTCGGAGAACCCTCTGTTCACGGAAGCGGAGGATTACACGCTGGAGATTGAGTTCCCGATGAAGGACTGCCCGGAGAACATTCTGATTTTCGGTGCGCTGCACGTCAAGGGCGTGAATATCTCCACCGTCACGTTCCCGTGCCGGATCACCACGGAGTCGTTTAATAAGTCCGGTATCCTGACCATCACTGAGGTCAACGATGTATCCGTCAAAGCCCAGTTCCTCGAGGGGATGAGTACACAGCAATTTGATGGAGACAATCTTCGTGTTTATATTGACGAGATCGATTACTCGGCTATCGATGGAACGGACGGTGTAGCAGAACATGTGGCTGATGCAATGGGAAGCGGTTGGGTAGATCTGCCTGTTTGGGATTCTGATAAGGAAGATGTATATTCTGATCAGAACAATAACGCAACGTATCGGCATATATATCTCTATCACTTGGTGGACTTTATCGCTCAGTCTGTAGGAATAACGGTGAATTATAATAATTTGCCAAGCTGGTTTAGTAGGCTTGTGGTGTGCAACACGACGAATTATATTAAATATGTAAATGGTTACGGTCGTTATGGACTGAAGGGTTTTATGCAATTGAATAAGACTCTTCCTCACTGGACGGTAAAAGAGTTCTTTAAGGAGATAGCCAAGTTGTATGGCTTTATCCTTTCAATCGACTCGCAGTCGAATAGGGTGCTGTTCACTCCTGCTAAGTATTATATATATGGAGAGGAAGAGTTGAAAGTCGTTGATGAGTTCAAGGTAGAACAGCAAGAGGCAAGCGGCGAGTATCTAAAAGCAATAAAAGTAAAGCTTCCGGATGAGTGCAATCCGGATAACATCAATATATGTCCATGGATGCTTGAGGAGAATATTCTAGCTATGACAGAGGTACGAGGTAAATTGGAGGATCAGCAATATTCAACTACTTATGCTGCAACGCATAACGATGATATCAGTGCGGTTCTGAAGACAACGGCTTTATATCAATTATATGACCAGTATAACTTGTTTGCCGGTTATATTGCCTTTACGGATATTCAAGAGCGTAGCGACCTTGGAGGATCTGATAAAGAGCACTTCATTCAGATGGAACTGCTCAATCAGTATTGGAGTGATCCGGAGGGTGAAGAATTGAAGGTTATACCTTGCACCCTTCAAACTATGAGGATAAAGCATAAATATTATGGCAAGTGGTGTAAAATTGACACGGACGGAGAATATACTGAGACGAATTCAGCTATCTCCATTCCATATAAGATGCCTGTTATTCAGATTAAAGGTTTGTCTATCGATCAACTATATTCCGGTGGGTATTCTGCGGAAGATCTCCGGAAAGCGAAAGAGGGCGAACTGGATGAGAAATACGATAAACTGTTCGTAGTTCTACATAGTGGTTCGTATGACGAGAATGGTTACAACTTGAATACTCGAAAGTGGGAGCCGGTGTACGGTACCGAGTATGCTCAGCAAACGATAAATGCTACAGGTGGCGATGTTCCAACGTATCATACCGGGTTCATGGTATATGGGGCTACCATCACGCCGTATAGTAATGAGGTTGGTCAAAATTTTTTTCAACTTCCCCAAGTGGACGAGACGAAGCTCTATCGGTACAAGTTTCTTGCGTCCTCGCTGCCATCCGCCACGGCTATCTATGTCATCAAAGGCAAACGATACGCCTGTCTTCGTCTCACCGCTCACTTCACAACGAAAGGCATGTCCGAACTCATCGAGGGCGAGTTCTACGAGATTGTCGGCTGACGCTTCCGGAACTGGCTCTTGGAATTGATGCGCGCTATCAGGTCATCGTCGATATGGTCTGCATAGCGCGTTGTCATGTTCAGGTCACTATGGCCGGCGGCGTGCATCACGTCGATATCTGCAACGCCATCGTGCATGAGGTCGCTGATGCCGGTGTCCCGGAGAGAATAGAGTTGGTACTTCGCAGGCAGCTTCAGTTCCTTGCGCATCTTCATCCACTCTTTCGCGAACATTTGGCTGTTCTTGGGCTTCTTGCCGGGCTTCCATTCGCGGTTGCTGAAGAGGTAGTCCGTCGGTCCGGCTCCGGCGGTGTACTGTCGCAGCAATGCCTTCAGACTGGCATCCAACCGCCCGACACGTTCCTTGCCGTTCTTGGTCTGCTCGCAAGGCATGACGATACAATCGCGGTCGTACCGTATCTGGTGCACTTGTACCCTCGTCGCCTCCACCGGACGCAGCAGCGCCGTATAAACCAGCCGGCACATGAGCTGCATCGCAGGGTTATGTTCTGCCCAGTACCCGTCGATCTGTAACCGTATCGTCTCCGGAATGAGCGTGCGGGTCTTCTGTTTCGTTCGCTTGGGCTTGATAGTCTCGAAGGGATTCTCCTTCGCGTAGCACTTGTTGATGCACCAGCTGAAGAACGCACGGCCGAGTTTGAGGTTACTGTTATACGCTCGCTCGCTGATATGGTTGTCAGCCTGGTTCATCTTCTTGCCGCAGTTGTACCGGGCACTCTTCCCGCTCCAGAGGTAGTCGAGGAACTGCACCGCCATGAGTTTCGTAAACAGCGCACAGTTGCATTGCGGGTACTGCGTCTCTATCCATTCCTTCAGACGACCGGTGAAGGAACGATACGCCGGGAGTGAACTGGTGGACAGCTCACTCTCTTTCTCCCGCATGTACTGGTCGATGATCTGCGGCAGCGGCACGAACTCACGGGTGTTCTGCACCTCGCCCATGGGACTCCAACCGTTAGCGAGTTTGATGTTGAGGTTACAGATCACGCTCTGCGCGTACTGCTTGAACTCGGCAGCGGTCTGGCACCGCTTCCGGATGCGGTTCATCTTGATGGTTCGCCGTTCCTGCTCGCCGGTCAAGCCGTTCAGGAAGTAATACTCAATGACATACCCGTGGCAGTTCTTCCTCAGAACCGCCGGAACATAAGGGGTAAACTCTTGTGTGTGAGATTTAGACATTTTTTTTTCTTTCCAATTCTCGCGAGAACCGGAAAGAAAGTCCATCGGGCACACGGCTCGTCAACATTTGTTAACATCTGTTAACATCTGTTAACATTTCTCGTGCCGATTTTGTGCCGATTTTTTATGTTACAATTAAGGGCAGCCTTGTATTTGCTGCCCTTGTGGTGCCAACGGGAATCGAACCAGTGACTATTGGTCCGGGGATTCCGGGGCAGGGCTTGCAACGTCATTTCCTGATTCTCAATCAGTTAAACATTTCTTGTTTTGGATCATCTCGGACGGCTGCGTGCCGTCCTCGTGCCGAAATTGAGAATAAGAAAGAGCGATTGGCCATCGTCACACCACTTAAAACTGTTGTGCCGATTTTGTGCCGATTTTGTTTTCCAAAATGAAGGGCAGACCTGTAATAGCCTGCCCTCGTGGTGCCACCGAGAATCGAACTAGGGATACATTCAGCGGCGGTTGGACAGTTGACTCGTGCTTATTCTCAATACGTTAGGATCGTCGGTGTCCGGCAAGACACGGCATTTATGTGCCGTATCTGTGCCGTTTACACCTTATTTATATACGTGCGTGCGTTTATTGCGTTATCAGTCCCGTGCGCATAATGCGCGCCGGACTAATGACGCATGTACGCGCATTATGGCAAAGCAGCTGCGATCAGGTGGAGGTTGATTCCTTCTGTCGCATCCGCCTCTTCTATCATATCCATCAGATAGGAAAGCAGTTCGCCGTATTTCTTCTCGATATCGATATCCGACAGGAAGATCATATTCTCCAGCCTGTACTTGATACATTCGGCGAACGCTTCTCTATCTTCCGGAGCTACGTTCTCGCTGATGCTCTTTTTGATTTGAGCGATCAGGATCTTCTCATCTATTCTCATTGCCTTTTTATTTGAGTGCCTTGAAGGCGGTTATAGCCGCTTTGAGTTCGTCCACATCTTCGCGGTCATCCTTTCCGAACTCCATCGTAAAGGTTGGGCAGTCGAGGCTCGTAGTGGTTACCGTGACGATGATCTGGTCGTTTTCCTTATCCGTCCGGCTTTTGACGAAGCGTATCTCCTCCGGATTAAAGAACCGGCCGCCGATGAACGCTGTACGCGCATCCTTAAAGAACAGTGCGCAGTTCCGGAAGTCAGGCACCAAGTACGGAATCAGGCACGCGTCGCCGTTCAGCACATCATCCAACTGTCCGTCTGGTGATTTGCTTTCGTCGAAGATAAGGTTCACATGCTTCCGTTCCCATGGCCAGCCTTCGAGTGTCGAGAAGCCGACGTACGTCGTTGGTACTCCGAGGTCGGCATGATTCTCGTGCCACTCTTTCCATGCGTCCATGCGCTGATTGTTGGCTTCGTTCTTTTCTGTGAGGCCGAGCTTGATCAGGGACACTGTTTCCAATGTCTCCCGGTCTCGCTCTTTTTGCTCGGCGGCTTTCTTCTCTTGGTCTTTTTTGTTTCCAAGTATGCCACCTACGACGACAATGATGGCAAGGAAGATTACGAAAAATAGTATCTCCATAGGCTATTCTTTTTTGGGTTTCTGTTTGGCTTCGGCTTTGTAGCGCCGGAGGAGTTCGGTGAGGTTCTCAATCATCTCATCTTTCTTCCGGCACTCCTCACATTCGGGGTTGACACTATCCTGCGGGATGTATTTTTTGGGGTAGGTAACGACATCCACAACGGGGATATTAAATTTTTCACAGATTTGTGAAATGGTGCTGAACTTCAATTCGACCGTTCGGTTGAACCAGTTGCTAACAGCTGCGTCAGTAACACCCATCGCCTGAGCGACGTTTTTGTGCAAAATTCCTCTTTCTTTGAGGATAGCACCCAGATTTTCTTGTAAGTCAATCATAATGCAAAGGTAGTAATTTTTTTGTTAATAATATGTTTATAATTTTGAAGAAAATTTCACTCCTCAATACATAAATTTAACGGTTGTGTGAATAAAAATGCAGAAAAATTAACTTTTTTGTGAAAAAAATTTGGTCAATTCAAAAAAATGTAGTACCTTTGCAGCGTCAAAGTTAATTTTGCGGTTGCAAAGTTACTTATAATTAAACAAAGTAACAAATAAAATCAAGATAAAATGACAAAATTTGAAGAATTTTTCGGAAATGTGCGGAATAAGCACACTGAATCGATGCGAAATGACATTCTGACAGAGTGCGGTATCTCGGTTCAGTCGTTCCGGAACTGGAGAAAAGGCATGTGTGAGCCGGACAGTCAGTGGTGGAGTCAGATTAACGCCATCGCGGAGAAGTACGGGTACCCGAAACCTTATACGTTGTGATTGCTGCCTCACGGAATTGGGGCAAGAATAAATAAATTATTAATGTCTAAAAACTAAAAGATTATGGAAGATTTATTCTTTATTGAGTACGTGGGTACTCAGCAGGGAACTAAAATCGAGCGAGAGGTGAAGGACTATTGTGACAAACACTTCCACCATCGCTTGTGTACCGCCAAGGGGCGTGTGTTTATCTACGGTAAGGTGGTTGAGTTGGCTCAGAGGCTTCACTACGCCAATCCGAAAACGAGTATTCCGGCTATCGTTCTCAACGGTGCCGGTGGTGATCTTCACTTTGAGGCAAAGAACGCCACGGATAACTTCCGCATTCTGAGCTTCAAGAGAGTTCGGTCATTCGTGGCTGATGATAAAGAGGATGAGTTTCACTTCGAGTTCGAGAACTTAAATTAGGAGGACGCACAATGAAAAAGCCGTTGACTAATGAGATATACACCGTGACGCTGACGCGCAGTGCTGTTATCTATGTCGAAGCCGGTAGTCCCACCGAGGCTATGGAGATAGCTAAGAACTGGACAGGCGAGGTGGACGACGACGATTTCGCTGATTCGGATGTTGAGGTTGATAGCGTTGATGCCGGTTACGATGAAGCGGATAGTGCTTACATGGAAACTATCTACACGGCAGACGAGGCAATTAAGGTGGATGATTACATCGAGCGGTATGAGTCTCAGGATCCGGAGGAAGTTGCTCGCGGTGGCTGGGATATGACTAATCAGCTGGAGTTACCATTGACTAATATAGAGGAAGGAGGCGCACAATGACAATCTATGCAGTTGAGTTGGCACGGCTGAATGACGACTCTATAGTTCCGTCAGAGGCGAATATGGGTATTTTCTACCGCACTCGGGAGCAAGCGCAGACCTTCATCAGGAATATCGAGAACGACCCGGACCGGTGGACGGACGAGGACAAGCAACGCTTCTGCCACGTTGTTACCGAGGTGCATGTTAGCAATCCGGTTATTGGCCGTACGTTCGATATGGATTGGCAGCGGTTGCTGTGTGCCATCGATGACAGTCTGGACTTGAGTGCCGCCGCCGGTCAGTACCGCAAGGATGTAGCGCAACGTGCCTTTGCTCATTGGATAGCGAATCACGTGGTGGTCAATACCAACAGCAAGGCGGAAGCAATGAAGCTTGCACGTGGCATCGTCCGTGAACTCGGCTTCCAGACGGAGTCGTTACTGAACGCAGTTAATTTTGAGGAGGACGAGAAATGAGCAAGGTGTTATCATTGGAGGATCTGAAGGATGCTATCCGGAACGAGACGTGCAAGGTCTATGACCGGTCGGATTTCGGCGGCAGTCAGGAAGGCTTCTTTGTTGAGATTAATACGGAGAATGGCGGCAGTCTGCACGTCTCCAAGACCGGTCGGGTGGTCATCGACTACCAGCTGGAGGAGGTGGATATGAAGCGTCTGTCCGTCCTCGCGCTCCGGCAGTCCGCTAACCAACTCGATGCCGACCGCGCCAAGGTCGGCCGAAAGCTGCAACTGGCAGAGACGGAACTGGTCAAGATACTAAAGGAAAGGGGTGAGTTATGATAGTCACAGCTAATATAATTCCGTCGAAGCACCCAATGTGGGCGCTACGGATGCTGGCTAACCTGCCCGTCGAGAGGGATAAGTTCATTCCGGACGAGAAGCTGGAGGAGGTCAAGTCTGCGATACATCGCTACCTGCAGGACTTCGACTATTACCAGCAGCTGCGCCGGTACTTCTGGACCGAGCACGAGATGAGTTGCATGGAGCGTGTGTTCACTATCCAGACCATGACCGGGACACCCATCCTGTACATCATGATCAGCGACGACATGCCGAAGCCTGGCACCTGTGCCATCTGTGGCTGCACGGAGGACAATGCCTGTGTTCATGCTGAAGTCGGGCCGTGCTGGTGGATAGACCGCAAGAAGATCCTCTGCAGCCACTGCGCTATTAACTTTGACTTATCTGTTAACGAAGGGGTGTGGTAATGACCGAGGAAGGACAGAAAGAGGTAGTGCTGCGGGCGGTGGAGGCGGCGATACTGATACGGAGGGACGGACACCGTTATCCGGATTGCGTGACACTCGATGAGGTAGCCGCAATCATTCCCGACGTGAGCCGTTCCGCCATCGTCCGGCATTTGAACCAGTTGGCCGCGGAGGATGAGCTAACCATCCGACCGGCTCTTAACCAACCAACTTATTACAGCAATGAAAAAGCGTGAACGTAAACGGATACGGCGGAGTTATATCGAGAGCAGAGCCTTTGCCGCAGTGGTCAGGTACTTCCGGCAACCGTCGGAGCTCCCCGAACCGAAAGGGCTTTCCGTGATGACCTCGTTTGAGCGGAAGGTGTACGAAGATACTCGACGGTTAATGATGACCGGCAGCGCCTATCAGGAAGCGATTGGATGGTACTACGGTTTCGACCATCACGACCTGCAGGTGCTGGTACCGAGGAAAGGAAAAGTATCGAGCAAGACGATACAAGTAAAATTAAAAGATGTGATCTATGGCTTGGATATTTAACGGGGTGTATATTCCTGATGACAATATATACCCATCCGACGAGAAAGGAGATATCTCGCCAATAGAGAGAAACATTGATCTTTGAGTAGTATGGTACATCCAGAACCGATTATTTGCCCGGACTGCGATAAGGTGGCCGTCCTAAGAAATTACATCTACAACCGACCGATGGACGCTTATGTGCACATCTACCAATGTATCAACGGGCACCGGTGGTTCAAGGTCTATCCGGAAGACTTGCACTACTCGTTTAATCATCCGGACGAACCGCTACACCCAATAAGGCTGTTCGATTTTGAAAAGTGATCTTTGAATAACTGATTAGCAGGTTAGGGGCTGAGTAAGGAAGCCCTGATAAGCAGAAGACAGGCGGTTGGCTATCTATTACATCGTTCCTAAATACCTATGAACGGAAGTGTGTGCCCCGCTGGAAGAGTGCGGTTCTCCGTGGGACGGTTATCCGGATAGGCAGTTTAATCAAGTGCCTTCTGTGAATTCCCGGAACTCGCCTGCTAACCTAATTTTTGTAAACAATTAAACATTATAATTATGGATTTAGAAACATTTGACCAGGGAATGGATTTGGCATTCCGGATTAACGAGCTTCAGAAAGATGTAGCAGCGTTCCTGAAGGTAAATTACTCAAGTACCGCTGCGCTGCCTATCTTCACAGCTGAATCTGCGTTGCACAAGACGGTGGGCAATGCTGTTCATCGTACGTTCCGAGAGATGCTGAAGGCTAAGCCTGAGATAAGAGAACAGGCAGAGAAAGATGGCATCTCCAAGGAGAGAATCGATCAGATACTATCGGAGGAGGAGGCTCCATCCGCAGGAGATGTGAACTTTGAACCGATAAAGTGATCCATACGGGAGAAGTTCCGTTGGTTCGGGCTTCTCTCACAACCCGCAAGGGTTACAGGTACAAAAAAGATTTATCATTATTAGACTGAGAGGGTTAGCGGTTCGGGAGAATAGCTGCCCACAACGGGGGATTAGCTCAGCTGGTAAGAGCGCCAGGGTATTAACCCGGAGGTCGAGGAGTCGAAAACCTCATCCCTCTCTCACAAGATGTTTAACAATTGTCTAAAAACTAAAAGGGAAAATGACTATGGCAAAGAAACAATCAATTCAGAAGCTCAGTCAGCACGACGAGCAAGTAGTAAAGAAGATGGTAGAGAAAGCGTCGGCATTCACTCCGGAAGAGGTGCGTGCCGCCATCGAGGCGCAACCCAAGGGTGCAATGGCGATGACCGTGGCGGTCAATCTCAACTATGACCGCTTCGTGGATGCGTTTGTCGAGAAGATGGCCGCTCTGATGCCGAAGATGACCGAGGAGAAGATGACAGAGTTCCGTGAGCGAACCCGCCGCATCTGGAACATGGGTATTCAGAGAGAAGCGGCAGTCTATTGGTACACCCTCGGCGCTACCCATCATGACGAGATCATCGACTCCGTCATCAATCTCAAGAACCAAAACCAAGAGGGATAAGGTTGGACAGTGATTACAGAACCGGGGGACGGTTCCCTCTCCGTCCCCCACATTTGGAAGTCTAATATGTTAGGTAAAATCGAATTGATCTGCGTCGCAAAGTTGGATACTTTCGACGGTCGTACATACGAGGCACATGTTCGTTGCCTCAGTCGTGAAGATGGCAAAGCCTTGGTGGCACTCATGGAGCAGCGTTCACCGATCAACGGCTTTGAGGTGAAAGGCTACCAGTGGAAGCCCACCGCCCGCATCGAGGAAGTGCCGGGAGAAGATGGAGTGCAGAAGGAGTATGTCCTGAGCTCAGATATCTACATCTCGTTCAAGGCATCCGACGACGATGACACCACCAATATGACCAATCTGCTATGGGATATCGACTCAGTAATCAAGTGAAGCCATGGCAGAGGAGAAGACAAAGAGCTATCTCCAGGAGCGCGTCTTTGACCTGTGTGGTCTGACCCGTGAGCAGGTCTCACTACCCCTGAAGTGGCATAAGAAAGTAGCCGAATGGCACAACCCGGAGGACTTTGACGAGTCCATCGGTATGGGTCGTGTCTATATGGCCGATAACGGAGAGGGGACACTGGTACCGCAGTGGCCACTCTTCCAGTCTGATCAGGATGACAACATTCGGATGTACCCCTATACCCTCGAAGGCAGACTCATCTCCTATACCCGGGATAAGCAGCCCAAGTACAGCGACGGAGAAGTGGAGGATCTGTACTACATCACCCGTCTGTCGCCAAAGAACTGGGAGGAGGCGAAGAAGTCAGATAAGGATGCCGGCAAGTACAAGTACCCCGGCGGCGAGACCAAGAAGGGCACGTATCCTTTCTTCCCGCCGGAACTGTACCGCAAGTATCTGAAGGGCGAGCACATCGAGACCGTGATCCTCACCGAGGGCTACATGAAGGCGATGGTGGCTTCCGTTCACGGCATGGCGGTCATCGGTCTCGGTTCGGTCACGCTCTACAAGGACGGTAAGACCAAGCAGCTCTATCCGGATATCGTTCGTTTCCTCAACGCCGTCAAGCCGGATAACATCATCATCCTGTACGACGGTGACTGCACTAACCCGTGGAAGACAGGCAGCAAGGAGACATGGCGTGAGACGCCGGACCTCTCCAAGCGTCCGCAAGCCTTCATGCACTCCTTGCTCAATCTGAAGGACTTGCTGCTGGAGTTCAAGAACGCACAGGGCAACCCCTGCGAGATCTTCTTTGCGTATGTCAATAAGATGTTCGAGGATGAGGAACTGATCGACGAGCGTACCGGCGAGCCGTACACCGTCAACAATAGCCCCAAGGGACTGGATGACCTCATCGTCGAAGATAAGTTCAAGGACGAGATCACCGCCATTGCCGATGACCTCAATCATCCGGGCCGCACAGGTATCTACTTCGTCAAGAAGAACCTGCGTACCTGCAACGATGGTAACATCCGGGCAATCTTCAACCTGCAGTCGCCGGAGGATTTCTACAAGGCATGGGAGCCGCAGATCAAAGGACACGAGTTCCGTTACAAGGGTGCTACCTACCGCTACCTCGAGAGCGAGAAGAAACTGGTGCAGCTGCTGGACCAATCGCTCAAGGACTATGTCGCCATCGGTTCGGAGATAGTGCTGGTGACGGAGAAGCCCATCCCCGGAGCCAAATCGGGCACGGTGCAGGACTTCTACACCATCGCCGATAAGGTCATCAATGCGCAATACGGCAAAGGCACATCGGAGAAGCTGTACAAGTACAAGCACTTCATATCGACGACCGTCGAGCCGGATCATGTCAACTACAGCCGCGAGATAATCAACTCGCAGAACTACCGTTTCTATAACATCTACAGCCCGCTGCCCTCGAAGCCGGTGCAAGGTAAATGGCCGCACATCGAGAAGCTGCTGCGCCAGATCACCAAGGAGTACCCGGAAGATAAGTTCCATTACTACGAGATGCTGCTGGACTGGATCACCGTCGCGTACTTCTACCCGAGGGAGTTCCTGCCGATTATCATGCTCGTCAGTCGTGACCGTGCCACCGGTAAGACCTCCTTCCTCAACCTGCTCAAGGCGATCTTCGGTAACAATACCGTCATCGGCGATAACAACCTGCTCGATACGAACTTCAACTCTATGCTTGCCGGCAAACTCATCGTCGGCATCGACGAGTCCTGCCTGGGTGAGAATAAAGCCGTTGGTGAGAAGCTCAAGTACCTCTCCACCACACAGACCATCCTCGTCGAGCGCAAGGGTAAGGATAAGCAGGAGGTTCCGTCGTTCCTCAAGTTTGTCCTCTGTTCTAACGAGGTCCGCAAGGCTGTTTTCATTGCCAAGGACGAGATCCGCTTCTGGGTGATGAGACTGTCGCCCTGGGCGAGTGATAACGGACTGCTCGAGGGAGACGACCCAACAAAGAAGTATTCGGAGTATATAGAGGAGGAAGTGCCAGCATTCCTGTACTTCCTGCAGAAGCGGTTCAACTCTAAGCAGATGTTCGTTCAGGAACGAGAGGGTAGCAGCCGTATGTGGTTCGACCCCAAGCGTATCATGAACGACGACCTTGCGACCATGATGGCGGGTACTGCATCCAACTTCGAGGGCTCGCTCATCGAGTTCCTTGGCGAGATGTTCCGCGATACCGGCGCAATGAAGCTGGAGTTCGACACCGAGTATATTCAGAAGTATGTTCCGGACGCAGCCCGCAAGGATCAGCAGTACATCCGGAATCTGCTTTCCGACATGCCGGGCGTGACCAAGTCACCGGACAGCCACCGCGTACGCTTTGCCATGCGCATTACCGAAACCGACAAAGCCAACGGTTCGAAGGCAGATATAGGAAGCGTTTATTGGTCGCATGAGTCCAAGCAATGTCGTCCGTTTATCTTCTCCGCCGAGTACTTTGTCACTCCGTCAGATCTGGAGGAGATGAAGAAACGCCGCGCGAAACCCGACTCAGCTGCAGCACAGTCGCCGGCTACCAAACAAGAGGATTCACAAACTGAAGTTCCGTTCTGATTATGGATGTAGTATATATAATAGGTACAGGCTCGAAGTGGGATAATAATGAGCTGCGCTATTCCCTGCGCTCGATAGCTAAGTTCGGCGCAAACCTCGGTGAGGTGTATATAGTTGGCGATGAGTTGCCACCGTTCATTAACCCATCGACCGTGCGGTATCTCCATGTGAGAGATATCACGACGAACAAACCGGCGCTGAATGTCTATTACAAGTTGTGCCGGCTGTTTAAGATGTCTAAGGTAGAGAGGTTCCTTCTCTCCTCCGATGACCATTTCCTGATTCGTCCGGTGGACTTGGAGAAGTGGCCACTGTTCTATAAGGGGAAGGAGATGCCCAAAGATACTACCAAGGGCGTAGGCGATAAGCGGTACACGAAGACGATGGCGGACACCCGGGCGTTCATGGAGAAGTTTGCTCTCGATCTTCGGTACTGGGAAGGGCACATCAACAAGCTCTACACCCGTGAAGCATGGGATGAACTGCACAACTGGCCGTATGTTGCAGACTTCGAGGATTCGATGTTCAACAGCCGTTACGGTCTGTCGTGCAACTCGCCCATCGCGGCATTGATCTACCGCCGTCATTATCTCGACATTAATACCTTCTGTCGCAAGGATATCAAACTCCAGCACCTCAATACCGACGAGGATTTTGCCTTGCTCCAGAATGATATCGCCTTCTCGATATACGACTCTGCCATCCATTCCGGAGTGGAGGAATATCTCAAAGAGTTATTCCCGGAACGCTCACGCTTTGAGTGGCCGGGTGAATAAAATAGTGTTTTAATGTTTGTTTGTTAGTAATTTATTGTTAGGAGTTATGCTCCGAGGGGACAGCTACGGAAGGTAGTTTGTCCCCTTTTCTTTTCCGTTTCTTTCCGAATTCTTTCCGGAAAAAAGAAAAATCTTTCCGTTTCTTTCCGTTTCTTTCCGGTTCTACGTACGCACGCGAGACGTGCGTTTTTCCTGTTTATATTGAACTTGCCAGTCGCGCGACCGGTGTTGTACCTTTGCAGCCGGAATTAAAAATGTGCGCTATGGCAAAGAAATTCGATTTGAAACTTAAAGGCTATGTCGGCAGTTGGGACTTCGATTCCGACTATGTTGACTATGTTCTGGATAAAGCAGCCGACAAAGAAGTGTCGGTACTCATTGACTCGCTCGGTGGCTCTGTCGCTACCGCCCTGTCTGTTTCCTCTGCATTTGCTAACCATGGTAACGTGCATGTCTATTATCGAGGCATGAACGCGAGTGCCGCTACTATCGCATCGATGGGAGCCAAGCACATCGCCATCGAGAAGAACGCGATGTACCTCGTGCACAAGTGCTCGTTCCCTATCTTCGAGTGGTCTGCTCTCAATGCCGACCAGCTGAAGGAGAAAGCAGCGGAGTACATGAAGACCGCTGCCGATGCGGAGAAGATTGATCTGACCATCGCCACCGCGTATGCTGACCGGTGCAAGAAACCGGTGAAGGATCTTCTCGACCTGATGCGTGAGGAGAAATGGCTGACCGCACAGGAGGCATTGGATTGGGGCTTCGTGGATGAGGTCATCGACAGTACCGAGGATGTGAAACTCACGCAGACGGTTGCAAACGCAATGGCCGCTGCCGGTATTCCTCTTCCGGATAACATGCCGGTCGAGGCGGACGGTTGGCTCGCGCAGCTGGAAGCGATGTTCAAGAAATGGTTCGGCAAGAAGGAGGCTACTACCGCCCAGGCAGTGGCAGAACCGGATGCCAACCCTGATAGCTCAACTCAAACAACTGTTATGAAAAAAGTATTTCTGATGGTAGCAGCTGTATTGGCTGCTGCGAACCTCAAGGCTCTGGAGGAGCCGAAAGAGGGCGGCAGTTATGCTTTGGACGAAGCTCAGGTTCAGGCTCTCGAGGACGCTTTGGCTCAGGCTAAGGCAGACAAAGAGGCTGCAGAAGCGGCAAAGACCGCTGCTGAGACCGCCAAGGCAGATGCCGAGACGAAGTTGGCAGCCGCTGAAGCCCGCATTGCGGAGTTGGAGGCACGTCCGGCTGCAAAGGCACAGCAAGTAGTAGAAGCGGGTGGCCAACACCAAGACGCCGAGGAAAAATCTCCGGCAGAGGCATTGGCTGAGACTCTCGCCAAGGCTCGCGAAATGCTGAAGTAAACTAATTATTAACCTCTAAAATTTTTACACTATGCCTGTAGGTAAAATTACTGGAGAGCAGCTTCAAGCGTATCAAGAGGCTGCTACCAAGTGGCGCAAGGAATTTCTTGCATTGCCTGTAACCGGTTTGGAGGAGATCATGCCCTACGTTAGCGTTCGCTACGGCATTCGCTACAAGGAGACGGTAGGTTCGTTGTCGCTCGATGCGCAGTTCCGTCCGTACAAGCACGACATCAAAGCCGGTAAAGACGCTGAACTCAGCTTCCGCGAGCTGGAGACCTTCATGGGTGCAGTTGACTATGAGTTCGAGCCGAACTCCGTCGCTACCATGGTCATCGGTCAGAAGGCTGCGACCAAGGGTGAGGCGATGAAGAACGCAGAGATCGTGAAGGCTGTCCTCGTCGAGATCTGCAAGAAGTTGAGCGAGAACCTCAACGCTGTTCTGTGGTCTGCAGTCCGCAAGGCTAACGGTACCACCACGGCTGACCTCTTCAACGGTTGGGACACCATCACGACGAAGGAGATCACCGCCGGTACTATCGCAGCCGGCAAAGGCAACTATGTCGAGCTGGAGGAGGCTATCGACGAGACCAACGCGGTAGATGTTCTCAAGAAACTCTACCGTAGTGCTAACCGCGAGCTCCGTCGCCAGAAGACGATCATGTTCGTAACGCAGGACATCCTGGACGCTTACGAAGATGCGTACTTCGCTACCCACAACGCAACGCCGTGGGTTAAGGGCTTCGAGCAGCACATCCTCGAGGGCTCGAACGGCCGCTGCGAGATCGTAGCTCTGTCGAGCAAGGAGGATTCTCCGTACATCCACCTGACCACCAAGGAGAACATGCTGATTGGTGTGGACCTCATGTCCGATACCGAGAGCGTGATCATCGAGCACTTCAGTGCATTCACCTTGGAGTATGTCGCTACGATGTTCTTCGGTGTAGAGTTCGAGTCCATCGATCCTCGCCGTCTGCTCGTAGCTAAGCTCTACGGTGCTGAAGGTTCGGGTTCGGGCAGCGGCTCGGGTTCCGGAAGCGGAAGCGGTGAGTAAAGTTAACGTACCTCTCCGGTGATGAGCCGGAGGGGTGCCAATTGTCAAACCATTAACAATTACGAATATGCCTAAAGCGAATTGTTCACCCCTTGAGGGTTCATTGAGTTGGTGCGAGGGCAAGCCTGTCCTCCCCGGTATTCGTCGCCGCCTGTACTACACGGCTAAGTCGAACATCACCAAGTGGCCGACGCTGCCGGTAGATGAGTTCGGTCGTCCGACCTCCGCAGTTCTGGAGGGTTCGTTCGAGATGGCAGCCGATAAGGTGTTCCACCACATCGATGTCCTCGTTAACGATTCTTCGTTGACCTCCGAGGCCCAAGGCGAGAAGCCGAGCCAGACGCAACTCAACAAGCTCACCGCCGTTCACCCGGCAGTGGATGCTGCAGCAACGATGGCTGCTGCTTATCTGAACAACAACGACGTGGTCGTTCTCGTTCAGGATATGGATGGCAAGTTCCGTATGATCGGTAACGACAAATGGCAGGGCAATGCCACGGTTGCACAGGACAATGGCCAAGGTGCTACCGGCAAGGCTACGACCACCATCAACGTCGAGCATACCGACCTGATTCCGGCTCCCTTCTATGAGGGTGAGATCGAGACCGAGGACGGCACCATCAACGAGCAGGGTAGTGGTAGTGGCAGCGGCAGCGGCGAGTGATGTTACTCGACCCTGACATAGCTCAGTTACCGTCGATGTCGGAGGTTCTGGAGTCCGTAACCATTCGGCCGACAGGATTCTCCGACATTCTTGATTCCATAGGAGACGGTAACCAGGCTCTCAAAGACCTGTTTGCCGAAGGTGGTCCCCGGAAGGCGTGGCATGCCGAACATGCGGATATCGCCCGGTGTGACCTCTCCGAGGAACATGTGCACCTCTTCCCCAAGGTCGGGCTTCGGATCATAGCTATCTGGAAGCGTACCGTCAAGGGTCCGACCCTCGCGGAGATCAAAGCCGACGATGCCATGATTCCCATCTTCGTGAATGCACTCGTTCCGACACTGCAGTCGGTACTCGGCACACACCTCCGGCAAGGCGATTGGGCAGTGATCACCACCCCGCGCCGCCGGCACAAGGAACGTAACTTCGCCTGTATGGTCGCCGAGGAGATGGCGCGCAGGCTGGGAGTTCCCTACCGTCCGGATGTGGCGATCGCCCGCACCAAGCAGCGCATCGGCGTGGACTTCGAGCCCGGAGACATTCCGGATGAAGCGAACCTGATCTGCTTTGACGATTTCGTCACCACCGGCTCGACCCTCGGAGCGATGAACCGCCTACTCGCTCCACAAGGCAAGAACATCCTTTATATCGTAGGCGTGGACAACCAATAATAACCCATAGGGGTTTGATACCCTAACCCCCCGGGTTTGTATACCATAATCCCCGGGGTTTGCATACCCTAACCCCCGGGGGTAGCAAAAAAGCAATCATTATGGACGAGAAATTAACTAAAGACCTTCAGCAGTGGTTGAATACCCCTGCGGAGGAGAGAGACATTGAGACCGGTGCACGGTTGGTGCGCGTGATAGTTCGCAACCAGATCCTCGCCGGTAATTTCCAAAGGCTTCCCAAGAAGTATATGAAGATGGTGGAGTACCAACTGAACAAGCGTCTGCCGATGCGTTTAGCCGGTGTGACGCACGAGGATATGGTGCAGATGACACGCAAGGTCACCGTCATCACCGCCGAAAGAGGTCTCAATGCACCCCTTCCCGGCAAAGACAAAGCGCCGGTACTCAAGCGTATCGAGAAGACCGATGACTTCAAACTCGGCAAGCGCCCCGACCACGACCGTCTTCCGGAAGAGATCCAGGCACTCTACGCCGAGAACCTGAGTCTGATGCAGAACATGCGTGCCTGCCATGCGCAGCTCGTACTGCTCACGCTTCCGGAGAATCAGTCCAACTGTCCGGATGGCGACCGCTATCCGTTCGTCAAGGAGATCATCGAGCTCGACGCTCGCTATCACGCTAACTGGGAGAAATACGATACCTATCCGCCGGTGGATGACGAGCAATAAGGCAGTTGACAGCGTCCTGTTCCCGTTATCCGAAAGCCCCCTGCAGGCGTATCTCACCAATACACTGCAGGTGGCGGATGTGGTCGAATGGGCGATGGCGCAGATGGATGGCCAAGTCTCCCTCCGGCAGACATCGTTCTCCATCTCCGAGGAGTTCGTCCGCCGGTTATGGCACCTCCAGAAGTCCGGCAAGGTCTCCCAAGTCGAATTGGTCCTTGACCATAAAGCCACCAACAAGACGCTGCGCCTCTGGCCGTTCCTCGTGCAGACCATCAACAGGCTCTACCTCGCCGACAATCACTCGAAGCTCATCCTGTTGGAGTCCGATACCGCCGGAACAGTGACACAGGTGGCAATCATCACCTCGCAGAACCTCACCCGAGGCAACCGCCACGAGTCCGCTATCATCACCACCGATCCCGGCGTCTTCCGGAAGCTCATGGAGTCCTTCACCGAGATACGCGACCGGCATTCGGTACCCTTGAAAGAGTTATACAACATCAAAATGCAGTAAACATGGCACAACGAATACACATCACCACCGTCCGGGACATGCTCAAGCGTCCTGATCCGGTGGACCTGATAGTCCTGACAAAGGACGGCCGGCGACTGGAGATTAACAACTGCGTCGGGCTGAAATTCGACCTGTACAAAGGTACCCGCCGCATCAAACAGCTCGACAGCGGCCAGTGCCGTACCATCCGCGATATCCTCATCATGTCCGTCAACGGCTGTGAGGTCATGATCTAACTAAAATGAAATTGCTATATGATATTCTTGAATGACATAGAGACTCAGGCTCGCAAGACCGATGCCACCGCCACCTCATACACAATCACCGTGCTCGTAGGCAATACGGTCCTGGTGAGGAACGCTACTATGACCAAGAGCGGCTCCGTCTTTACGTATCCGGGACTGCGGGAGGTTGTTGCTTCGTTCATGAAGCTCAATAATCTGTCGGCACCGTTCCTTCAGATCTCTTGGTATAAGGACTCCGGATACGCTTGGACTGACCGGTATGAGGGGAATGTGCTGTTCCTCGAGAAAGATGTACGCAAGCATCCGTCTATCACCGCCGATGCTTTCTGCGCAAGCAGGTTCTTCTCTCATCTTCTCTCCGGATGGGCTTGTGCCGGCGATAACTACAGCCTCAGTTACTTCCTGACGGAGGCTTCCGGATGGCAGGTGGATTATACCATGTCCGATGGCAGCGTCGAGACCTATCAAGGCTCAACCCGTCAGGCAGGCGCCGGATCAATCGGCATTCCCGGCAGAACCGGAGCCGTGAAGGCGGAAGTCACGATGGGTGACCGCCATTTCCTGATCTACTATCTGGAGTTTGACTCCTTCGAGCGCTTCAGCTATCGCAACGAGTTCAATTGTATCGATACCGTCGTTATTCCCTGCTCTGTAACAGTAGAGCCATCGACGGACTTCGAGGTCGCCTGTCAGGAGAATATCGAGAGCCGGTATGATATCGAGGAGAAGCTGGAGATGAAAGTCAAATCCGCTTCGCTTCCGTCGTTCATGTATGCCCGGATCCTCGATATGCTCCGGTCAAGGTACGTGTTCCGGTCGGAGTCGTACACTTCCGCCGGCACTACGTTCACCCAGTCCCAAGTGGAATTGTACATCAAGGACTATAAGTTCACCAATTCAAACGACCCCAACAAACCGATATCCATCGAGATGACCATGGTATATTCGGACACGAGGCGTAACGATATGATCACTATCGAGTAATGGCAGAGGTTCAGACCATAGAAGAGCGTCAGAAGTACGTGGAGGCATGGAACACCACCATGACCAAGATCTGGCAGGAGCGCATTGTGAAGCTGGGAGTGTACGAAGCACCCCGGCGCAAGCAGCGTCAAGGGCAGCCCCACCTGATCGATAGCCTCATGTACTTCCCCGTCAAGCACGACGACACCTACATGGAACTGGCGTTGCACTTCACCTTTCCGGAATACGGTATCTTCCAAGACCGCGGTACCGGTGCAGAGAAAGCAATCGGCAATCCCGGCGATATAGGGGAAGTGACCAAAGCCGGCAAGGCTCGTAAGTTTCGAGAGGTGCGCCCCTGGTTCTCTATTAAGTACTACGCATCGATCATGAACATGAAGGACTTTATGGCTCGCTCTATACAGGAGCAGTTCGTCGGCATGATATCAACCACATTCGATAATCTCAATCTCAAAATTCAATAGGTATGAAAAAGGTAGTAATCGACTGGAAGAACTTCCCATGGCATAGCCTGGTGTTCGTGCTCAGTACCATCTCTATGATAGGTCTGGGCGTCGCAGGGTTCGTAGTACCGCCGCTCGGCATTATTGACCAATCGGTATTTCAGTACGGTTGTCTGTTGTGCGTGCCGCTAACGGTATCACAGATTAGACCCGTTCTGCAAGAAGCACACTATTTCAAGACAACTCTCGGCAACCTCTCGGTGGAGGCACGCGGCAATGGTAGCAATGGCAGAACCCCCGCCCCCTCCGACCCACCCCCGAACGATGAAGCAGAGTAACCCTTTGCTTGTCTCATTTATAAGATGAGCAAAAACCCGCAAGGTGTAGCCTATTAGGTTGCACCTTTTTCTTTGTAGGTTGCACTCTTTCTATATGTGCCTATAGACCTCACCCATAGACCCCACACATAGACCTCACGCAATAACTCGCGATAACTCGGGTTATAACTCATTGTATAACTCGCACCTCCGAACCTCCCCCTATGTCGAGCAAAAACTCTTGCGTGCTAACCCATAGACCTCACGCGCTAACTCCATAGTCCTCGCGTGTGGACTATCTCGTTCATCAGCGCGAACCTCTCTCGCGGTCGAACTCTCTCCTTTCCCGAACCCCTCTGCATATTCCGCTTCCAAATGAAGCGCGCTCCTCGCCCAAGACGCAGGCAGTGCGGGGGCTCGATTGAGGCAAACAAGGGGAATTTTTTCGATAATTCCCCCTGTCACCCCCTGATTTTTCAAGGCTTTCAATTTTCCAAATTATGGAAGAATTGAAGAAAAGTGAGTAAACAAATGTCAAAAAAACGGCTAATTTTCGGAAAAATGAAAGAGTTAGCGCATTTTTTTGCCGAAAAATTTGGTCATGTCAGAAAAAAGCAGTATCTTTGCACCGTCTAAGTTAAATAAAAGAAGGGCGACTGAGAGAAGTCTGCCGCAAGTGAGCGGTTTTTTTTAATGCTCAGTCTAACCAGAATTGTAGTATCGGTTACACCCGTGAGTTGACTGTAATGGTCGCTCGAGCTCTTCTTTTTAGTAGCTTAGACAGCGGGTCGTGACCGATATTTATTTTGTCTAAATACTAAAAAGCTATGTTACAAGGCGAAAACAACTCGAACCTTCGTATCGAGAAAAACATCAATGTCGATGAAATCAAGAAACATCTCTTCCGGATTGCCAACGGTCTGAAGGCAGAAGGAGAGACAGTCAAAGCCCAACTCGTTCAGGATGAGTCGTATTCATCCATGACGGCCATGATCGGCGGGAAGATCCTTTGTATTAACTTCATGTGTTAGGAGGGTGCAGCTATGATACAAGCCATTATCCCCGACAATCTCTCGAACCTCGGTGTTCGGAAGATCTTGCGTACTCTGTCGCTGTCCGTAGCTCCGAACCACAAGCCGGTGGAGTTTACCTTCGTCGAGGAGGCAGGTGGCAGGATGCGTCTGACTACTACCTTCGACACTGTTTCCGATGAGCATTACTCTCTGAAGCTGGAGTTGCATCCGGTTGACCCGTCACCAGCAGCGCAGTGATCCGACCGATGGTAATTTTCCCGGCGACGGCGGCAAGCCGGAGCCGAATATTAAGGAACGTCACTTTTTGGTGGCGTTTTTTTTAACGCCCTATCCCCATTATAAGAAGTAGGAGGAGGTTAAAAACTCGCCGATTTTTGAAAAATTCGTTTCCAAAGTAGGCAAACTGCTCTAAAATGCGACAAATCAGCAACTTAGCGCGAAACATTTTGCACCGATTTTGTTTCATTTTGTTTCTTTAGCGTGCAAAGTGTTTCACAATGTTTCGATATTGTTTCATTAAATGTTTCTATCTAAGTATCTATAAATAAGTAAGTTAAACCCAAAGAAACAAGATTTTTCGCGAAGCCGGCTTTCTAGAATTTTTTCTCCTTCCTATAGGAAAAATGCGGGCGAAACTTGCATATGTCAAAAAAAAGTCGTACCTTTGCACCCGATTCTGAATCACTGCCCAATCTTAAAGATAGTACATTTTTAAGAATTGGCGGTTATGAGTGTTTCTGAAGGTCATCTTTCTGAATACAATGCGCTTCCGGCGTCTGCCCGGAGGTGGGTTCTTCGTGTGCTCATGGATTGGGCAGGTTGGTCACGTTCTACGGTGTACCGGAAACTGGAGTGCAACACTCTCTGCAAGTTGGAGGAACTGCTTCTGTCAAGTGTGATGAGAGCAGCCGGTTGCCCCATGTCCGACGGTCAGCAGCTGATCATCGGCTTCGATTGGTCCGATAGAGCCGGAAAAATGAACATCCGGAGGGGGAATTAGACACTACTTCTGACGCTCTGAATAGCAGCTGTCAAAAGTAGCGAAAATGAGTTCATAATAGGACAGTAAAATTTTGCGTAATTGGCAGAATTTTAGTAACTTTGCAAACTATTTATAACTATGGAAAAACGGCAAGACAAATATTACTTATACCTTCGGTGGCCGCGCTATCTGGCGCAGTGGTTCGCTCATGAGATGCACCGGTTGCGTAACTATGAGAATAAGACGCTGCCTCCTTTCCGGTATGAGTGTGATGTGGAACCGAGAGATTTGGATGTCGTTGTCACCCGGAGAGGATCCATCGAGAACCTGATACTTGAGCAATGTCTGGCGAAGCAGCCGGACCCGATACCGAAGCCTATTCCCAAGGACGCAACGATCTGCATCCTTATTCCGGAATTTCTCGGTAAACCGACGCAGTACTACAACTATCTCTCTCCGGCATCGGAGGAGCTGCTGGAGCAGACCGTCCGAAACCACTTCCGGATGGAGCTGTCGAAGTTCATGGGTAAGGTGATCTTCAGTAGCAGAACAGTGCGAAGCGGGTACGCTCCGAACCGGGCGGAGTTCATCGAGGCCTTCATGGAGAATAACGGCATCGACTACGAGCACAAGCACACCATCAGCGAGATGTGGCGCCGGCTCTATAAGCAAGAATGGAATAAAAAACACAGCAAATGAGAATACCAGGCATTAGGAACATCGGATATTGCCCTGCAGCCAGTGTTCCGGACGATTACGAGATTCAGGGCATGGCAGGTCTGCCGGTGAACATCGCCGGTCTGACGTTCACGGCGCTCTATGTGTTGGACGATGGTCAGTTGGTGATCAGCGACAGCAACGAGCACAACGGCGGCAACCAGAAGGTGACGCTCACGTTCACCTGCCTCTCGGAGTTCAAGCCGGGGAGGTACGTGTTCCTCGTGCAGACGGTTGCCGGAGCTAAGTGGCTCATCGGCGGCAAGGCTTCTGTTCCGGAGGTCTCTACGCAGGACACGACAGCCGGAGCGAGTGCGGCTAATGGTCTGAAGGTGACGGTCGAGTTATCGGCTCCGGTAGCTGCGCAACGTGTCATCGGTCAGGAGTCTATCTATACCGCCGATGGTTACGTTACCTTCGAAGACTGGAGACAGGTTGCGGATGCTACCTACAGCCAACTCGGTCACCGCCACGATACGGACGAGGTCGATGATGAGAATTTCGAGAAATCGCAAGATGAAGTTAACCAAGACCTGTACGACTTAGCGGCGGCAGGCATCGTATTATAGTTATGAGAGATATCATCCTACATGTAGAGGCTACACAAGCCAACCGGGCGTACTTCAATTACGACGCCGGTCTGACCAAGGACAATATACTTGGCGTGCTCAATAAGACAACCGGCAAGGCTGTCTATACGCCGCTCAAGTTTATGAGTATGACGATGTTTCAATCCTTGCCGTTGGAGGATGGAACCAGGAACTACACGCTCCAGTTCGTCAACCTTCCGCCTGTTGCGGTGGGTGATAAGTTGCTCATCAAGATCTACGTCGATACCGTCGAGTCGGATGCAGCAACGGACATCAAGTCCTTCTTCGGCCTGGTTTCGGATGGCGAGACGGTCAAGGTGGTGACAGAGGATGGCGGTGAGGAGGTGGTCGAACCCGTAGGCCTCATGGACGAGGACGATGTGTACGACTATCTGGAGTATGTGGCCGTGAACATGGGCTATATCACCCCACAGCAAGCAGCCACGATCACGGCGGACACGAGAGCCATCATACACGGCGGTTCCGGCAGCGGCAGTGGCAGTGGTTCCGGCAGCGGTTCGGGTAGCGGTTCCGAAGGCGGCGCAGGGGAGTAACAATTAAAATCAAAGAGATATGACAGATTCAGTAAGAAAACTATTTGACAACTTTTTGTTCAAGGTCAAGGCGACGTGGCTGATAGAGTACATCAACCTCAAAATCCTTGAGCCGGTACAGCAGGCACAGCAGATTGCGGACACATTCACCATCCGCAATGTCGGCACGCAGGACAACGTGGAGGGCATCGTCAATGCGTTTGCACGGCAGCCGGGAACGGGTGAGACCGAGCATGAGCGGCTTGTGACGCAAGACTGGCAGGACGGGCAGGGCAGCATCAGCCACACGGTGTATGACAGCATCATGTATATCGGAGGCGAGGAGGTGACGGTATGATCGGCAAGGGCGCACAATATCTCACGGCGGCAGGCTTCGGCCGATACCGCATCACCGCTGCATCGCTCGGTAGTCTCGACATGCTCGGCACGTCCCGTTGGCTGAAGCCTTGGGCCACGCAAGCCATTATGGCGGCGTTTGGTGTGGATGGTCCGGCGGTGATACAGGCAACGAATAAATACCTGAACGGCATCGCTGCGAGCGATAAGGCCAAGGCTACCGCGCTGGCTGGGTTCATCAACGAAGACCCGATGATGGTATGCAGCCTCGGACTGGAGCCGCAAGGAGTGACGATGCCGGTGAGGTGGCTGGTTGGAGATGGAACGGCTTACTTAAATGCTAATATAACATTACCCGACGATAATATAAAAGTAGAGTTTATTGTCCATAAGGTTGTTCCTGAACCAAGCGGATGGCATCTTATGTTTGGACGTCGATATGGTTCCGGTAATGGATATTTTGGACTCCATCTTCAAGGAAGTACATTATACGCGAACCTTGGATCGAACGCGAATAAAAACTTCGGTGTATCATGGAGCAATATACTTGACAGAGAATCCACATTTGAGGCATCTGGTGGAAGATTTAAGTTATTAGCCGATGATACCATAGTGAAGGAAGGAACATATAGCGGAAGTGTCGGAGAACCGCGCGAAACTAATTTTGCCATTTACGCATGGTATCAAAGAGACGCAGGAGGGTATTTGTTCATTTCTAAATACGGATATGGGAAATATAACATTATATCGTCTGGTAATCTCGTAAGAGCATTTTTGCCTTTCCGACTTGGTAAGGCTTGGAGCGCAGACAAAGTATCAACGGGTGTGGCGCAGGCAAAAGACACGCTTGGAATGATTGACCTTGTGACAGGCATCTTCTATCCCAACGCAGCATCAAGCGGAGCGTTCACGATGGAAGGCGAACCCACCCCCTAACCGTTCTACCAACGGCACCAAGTCGGCGTCACTATAACAACAACCCAAGCGTCACTATAACGACGCAACCAACGACACTATAAAAACGGGTGCGGACTAACAACAAATCCCGCCGCACAGGGTGAATATATGGAAGCATTATATAACATTAACGTCAATCAAGGCAACGAAGTGCTCGGTTCGGGTCCGTCCATCAGCGTCGAGGAGTCTCCACGCGGTACGGCATCCATCAAAGACATCACGAAGCACATGCACCTGATGAACGGTCTGATGCCCGAAAAGGTCTGCCAAGATGCGGTCGAACTGTTTGGCGAAACGCTCATCCACCTTGCCGCACAAGGCATCCGCGTACCGCTGTTCGGCTTCAAGGGCAAACGCTTCTGCACCATCTACATGGACTTGAAACTCGACAGGAATATCAGTCTGGCGGACGTGCAGGCCATCGACCCGACCATCACCGAACTGACCGAGGATAACGCCAAGCAGTTCGTCAATCCGAAGGACATCAAGGCTCGTCTCTATTTCGAGACCGAGGACGGTGGCAACGAGGCTTTGGCGGATGAGTTGGAGGGCAAGAAACTCAACGAGACGCACGTCAAACCGCTGATTCGTCGCAAAGAGAACCAAGGCGGCAACGGCGGCTCGAATGGCGGTGGAAACAACCCCGATGACAATGTGCTGGGATAAGGCCCACGAACCCGGGCTATGGCAGTTGGCTCTGCCGTAGCTCTCAAAACTTGAAATGATATGAGTGAAATTAAGAAAAATATCGAGACCTGCAGAGGCGAGGACGTATTAGCGGAGGTGTCTGCGCTGCCGCAAGACCCGCACTTCGGTTCGCTGGTGAACGAAGCACTTGACCCGTTGAAACAGCAAGCCCTGCACCAAGCCGGATATGACGGCTATTCCGAGGTCATTGCCCAGCACAAACCGTACACCTTTGCGTCGTTCATCGCCCAGATGAAGTCGAACCTGCTGCTGCTGCTCCGTGCGCTGTGGCAGTTCCCCTTCAGCACAGGCACTCTCCGCTCCCTGTCGGACGATGCCTCACTCCGCTCGCTGTCCGACATGTGGTCCCACTACATCACCCGCTTACAGGGTTCGGAGACCTACGGCATCCCTTCGCGCCTTTCGTCCATCACCGACCTCCCCTCCGCTCCACTTCTCCTCTCAGATCGCAAGATTTCCGGTGTCCCCGATGCCGCGGATGGTTCTTCTCTCATTCGTGTAATTAGCGATAGGTCTTTGCAAATAACAACACTTGAAGATGACAATGTATGGGGAGAGTTGGCTGCTGATACTATATCTCGTATATTAGCCCTGATGCCAAACCTCACGAGCATTACGATTGGATGCCAAACGGCGCAAGTGGTCGTTATCAATGGGGGACCAAACATTACGCACTTTCATATGCCACAGGTCAAGACACTTGGTTGGAGTCGTGGTGGAGGTAACGTTATCAATATAACAGGCAACGTAGAGGAGATGGTGTTTGATAACCTTGAGACATGGTACATTCACCGCATCTATTCTCCTGCACTCCGTCGCTTGGTATTCAAGAAACATGTGCATTTCTATGGAGCATTAGAGTATTGTTCGATGTTCAATACTGATCAAGAAGAATTGACGGTAGTATTTGAACAAGGTTCTACTTATGAGACTACGGGCTATAATTCATTCCTTTCAGGTGGTAGTGCTAATCTTCGGAGGTTTGTTGCTTATGGTCTATCGGCTATTGAGGCTAACAACGGAGGATGTATCAGCGGTTCTTATCCGGCTTTAGAGGAGTTGATATTGCCGGACTGCGAGAGGATTGTAGGATATTCTCCGAGCCTTGGAAGTTCCAATTATGTGAACCTTCGTAAAATTCAGTTCGGAACGATTCATAGTCTTGCCGGATATTTCACGTTGCAACCGAATGTGAACCTTATCCATTTTGAGTTTGGAGAAGGTACAGATTGTAGTCTTCCATTGAGTTCGTGGTCTCCGACCTTGGATGATTCCAACCTTGAGCAGTTCCTCTCGAACTTCCGCACCTACATCGCTTTGCGCCTTGCTACCTTCGACTCCAACGGACCAACCCTCACCATCTCCCAAGCCGTGTATGATGCCATTAAAGACGAAAGCCATCTGTTCGTTTTCGATGAGGGCACCATGACCATCTATGCCTATCTGACCAACATTAAACATTGGACTGTAACAAAATAACGATTATGATAACTGAATTTACAACACGAGTACAAACGCCGGACGAGGGATTCGACTGGCTGTACAAAGACCAAGCAGACGAACCGCGTATGTTCCGACATGAAGTAGGTCTGCCGCCTCATGCCGAGCCATGGTTGCAATGCACCGACGCCGACAAAGTAGCCTATGAACAAGAATTGGCCCGCGAGCATCCCCAACCCGAACCCGAGCAGGAAGGAGGTGAGGTATGAGACTCTACCGTGACGCGACCGGTTGCTTCTGGGGCTTCTGGATCATGGTAGCCGCTTTCGCCATCACCCTTGCCCTGTGTCTGCTCTTCCCGAGCTGCAAGACGCCCGGCAGTCTGACAGAGAATGTCAACATCCGCGACTCGGTGGCTATCCGTTGGCAGGACAGCATCCGGTGGCACATCCGGGACAGCGTGAACATCATCGAGCACCACGTCACCGTCCGCGACAGTTCCGGCCTGTTCATCCAGTTCGCCCAGGGCGGCGGCACCTACAACAGCAAGACCGGCGAGGCGACCAACGTAGCCGGTGTGCAGCAGTCCGACACGCACCATGAGCAACGGGACAGCACGAACTACTACCGTGCGCTGGCTTCCGACTACAAGCACTCCGCCGACAGCATAGCCGACCGGTACAACACCCTGCAGTCCGAGTACCGGAAGGTGGTGGAGAAGTCGCGCACCGGCTATGACCGGTTCTGCAGCTGGTGGTTCTGGATCACGGCGATACTGCTGCTGGCTAAGGTAGCCTGCTGGGTGATGGAGAAGTTCCCGGCGACCGCACCGTATATCATTGTTGCACGTAAATTTGTACCGTTCTTATAGGGTAAATCTTAATAATAGTAAACTTTAGGCAGACGATATCTCGAGGTTTGTCTTGCCGGACGCAAAAAAATCTTAATAATCGTATATTTATGACACCTATTACCGAACATTTTACGCTGGAGGAACTGACTGCCTCCAAGACCGCCAAAGCCAAAGGTCTGCCCAACGAGCCGAACGCCGTGCAGACGGTGCACCTCTGCCGGATGATCTACGAGGTGATTGAACCCTTCCGGCAACGATGGGGCGGCCCGATACGCGTCACATCGTGCTTCCGGGGTTTCGAGAAGATTGCCAAGTTGGAGAAGTCCTCATCGACCTCGGTCCATCCGGAAGGACTGGCTATCGACATGCAGCCGGAGGACATGAGCCGGATCACGGAGTTCAAACAGGCTTTCCGTGACTATCTGCACGAGACGCAGACGCCGTATGACCAGTATATCGACGAGACCCGCAACGGTTCCGAGTGGGTTCATCTGGGTCATTTCACAGTGTCCGGCAAGCAGCGCCGTCAGGACCTCGTCACCACCGACGGAGTCAACTATCGATTGCTACCAAGGTGGACCGCCAAAGAGTAAAGGAATGAGAGGGCATTATGGTCGTTGGTTATTGTCCGAGGTGTGGCAAGGTGCAGTTCTCCCGGTATGGGGAGGCGGAACGTGTGGTGCGGGCATTGGCTCGCCGGCATCACGAACGAAGTAAGGGTTCGGTCTATCGATGCCATTACTGCCATTACTTCCACGTGACCAGCAAGTCCCACCGCTGGGGTAAGAACTACCGCCAACGTGCCATCCGGAGACGGAGAAAACGGTAAATTTTATGTTTTAGAGCAGAAAAGAGGTATAAAATGCAATATTTTGTGCCTCTTTTCTTGCGTATATGCCGAAAAAAGTGTAACTTTGCACCGTCTAATAATTGATAAGTATGAAAAAGTATCTTTTCTTTAGCGCCATAGTTGCGCTCTTATTCGTTAGCTGCAAGGGCAAAAATGAGCCCGTACAACAGCATCAAGTCACTTTCCGTGTTCCACAACTTGCCGTTGAGACGGAGCCGATGAATGCTCCGGCGGTGCGCAAGGTTGCGCCGCTGACGGATGAAGACGGATCGCAGATGACCGACCTCATCCTGTTCGATGGTGCTACCTATCTGATGCGGCAACAAAATACTGATCCGAACTTCGGCACCGTGACGGTTATGCTCACGGCAGGCGAGCACCATCTGCATTTCGTGGCCACCCGCTCGACAGAGCTGAGTTATGATGAGGGTGTGCTGAACTGCGCAAGCCTCCGTGCGACCTTCGGCAAGCACTACGACCTGAACGTGACAGGAGGGTCGGATGAGTATGTGACCATGGATCGTCTGACCGGCATGGTGGTCATCACCATTGAGGACGAGATACCTGCAGGTGCTGCGAACCTCCGCATCCAATTCGGCGATTACTATAAAGGACTGAATCCGACAACCTTTGCCGGTGTGCGTTCTGGTGATTTTGATCAGACGGTCAGCATCGCGTCTAAGGTAGGCCAAACGGATGTGCAGTACAAACTCAATATCCTTGCGCCGGTCTATGGCAACGAGAGCACCACGACCTACACGTTGACTGCCACTAACGGCAGCGGCGAAGTGATCGGCCAGGCGACCGGTACGATGCCCATCAACAGCAACACTAAGACGCTGCTCCACGGCAATCTGTTTGTCGGCACACGTTCATTCCTTAGCCTTGCGACATCATGGGGAGCGGACAGCGACGTCACTTTCTAACGCCCGAGACGCATGTTCAGGAAGTTCACTTCACGAACATATTGTGTGCTTCCGGCGATCCTGTGCCTGTCACTTTCCATTTCGGTACTAACGGTGCTCCTTCCCGGGTGTTCTAAAAAGAAGGACGAGCCGGAGCAGCCTGGTGACCATTCCGCTGATGTCAGCAAAATGGTCTATCAGACCGACACAACCGAGTGGCATGTATGTATCATCGCGACAGGAAAGCTCTATGCTGATGCGGTAACTGTTCCTATTCCGGATCCATATCGTTTACCGGTGAAAGAGGAGGCGCAGGTCCTCAGAACTTGCACCCTCTCTTCCTCGGAGCGGTTCATTACCTCCGACGGCTACACGTTCGGCATGCCATCGGCCAGTGTCTCAAAAGCTGGGCAGAAGACCAAGTACTCGGTGCTTGGTTTGTCCATCCGGAAGACAGTGATCGACGTTCCCTTCTGATTATTCTTTTCAATGAGCAGCCCGACCGGCTGCTTTTTTTTTGTCTCGCCGGAAGGTGTCTTCTGTCCGGTGGTTCCCATCCGTCGGCTCAATACATGCCGGAACCCGGCACGTGGGGTGTAGCTTCCTTCTCTTCGTTCGGCTTCATTCCTTTGCTCTTCTTGTGCTGAGATTGTTCCTGTTGATCTTATTTTCCCTGATTTACGCTGCAAGTTTAAGTCGTGCCTATTCTCGCAACAAGGCCGGAGCGCGTTTAGCGAAAAAAATCTCCAGTCTTGCAGATAGTATTTTTTATCGCGTAAAGTCTTGCAGCGCTCTATTCACTACCTTGTATAGCAGTGTAAATCATTAAAAAATTTAAGTTATCAACAGGTTATTAACAATCAAATTCAGTACAATTATGAAAGAGCAATTAGAAATGAAGTCAGCTACGAAGATGGTAGAAGTTAGAAAAGCATTGAAAGAGTTTTGCGCAGGGTTGGATGTGCAAGCCGAGATTGCAGGTCGTCCGGGAGTTAAGGCAAATGAATTGCTCCGTGAGGCGTATGGTATCAAAGAGGGCGCAAAGCTGCATACATTCGAGGGCTGGAAGCGTCGCGGTGGTCAGGTTCGCAAGGGTCAGAAGGCTCTCCCATTTTGGGGTAAGCCGCGCGAGGGTCAGAGCTGGTGCCCGGTGGTGTTCCTGTTTGCAGCGTCGCAAGTCGCTTTTAAGAAAGGAGGCGCACAATGATTAAGCAGTTAGATTTGTTCGCCGCTTTCGCAGCCGCAGAGGTTCAGCCGGTTCCCATGCCGGCAGCCTCTAAGCCGGTCGAGGTCAAGAAAGAGCCGGCGAGAATAAGCGCAGCGGTGCGCAGGGCGTTTGAGCAAGAGGTTCGCGAGTTCGGTTGGGGTGGTCGTATCTATCAGATATGCCGCGAGCAAGCCAAGCAAGAGTTGAAGGACATAGAAGCGGGTCGGGCGTTCGCCTCGCCGCGATATAAGAAAATGTTAAAAAGTTATTGATTATGGTTACCATTCAAGAGTTATTGGAAGCGTGCCGGGTGGAGCAGCTGAATGAGTTGCTGGAGCACAGCGGCAGAATTATGGCACATTTGGAGTTCATAAGCGGCTCCAGCGGTGTCGAGTTGGCAAAGGATTGCGAGGAGTACTGGCAGGTGTGGCGGTTCAATCACCTCGTCTTCATGCAGATTGTTGCACGAGAAAAAAAGCAGGGTTAGCGCCCTGCTTTTTTGCAAACGAAAAGCCGTGAGGCGGCTCAACCCCACGGCTCGGTGTATTTAAAAAACAAAGTGTTTGAGCCTAAAGTTTGTCGGCTGCCGCTCTGATACGGTCAGCCAGATCATAAAGTCCCGCCTTCAGTTGCGCGAGCTGTTCGTCTGAGAAGTCGTCCGGGTGTCCGTTCTGGTTCACGTCCACGCGGTCGAACTTGTGGTAGAGCCAACCTCCGGACTTCTCAAAGTACCGGTTGGCGAATCTCCGGATGTTCAGATCCAGATAAATGTCATGCAGTTTCTGCTTTGGTGAAAGTTGTGCGTCCATATTATTTGTAATTTAAGGAGAGGGGAGGAGGGGTCTCCCCCTCTCTCAGTTCTCCATCAGTTCTGTTACCAGTTGGTTGATGTAATCTTCGAAGATTTCTCTTTTTCCCATCCGCCCTTTCGAGGCTTTGAAGTTCCTGATTGCTTCAATCAGCTCAACTTCTTTGTCAGTAAATTCAATCATATTCGCTTTGTTTTTTAAATACAGTGCAAAGGTAATACTTTTTTTTGTATTATGCAAATTTTTTGGCAAAAAAATGCAATAAAAATACATTTTTTCGTATTTTTGCGCGTTTTAGCTCGAATTGTCCAAAAAAGGGGTGTTTTTTGGACAGATCTTGGGCAATTAGGGGGGTGTGGTTTTTGGTTCCGTGCGCGTGTTTGTATCTTTGCACCCGAAATTAACGCACAACTATGAAACCAACACCCATCACTTTTCACGAGTTTACGGTCAAACGCAGCGCACTCGCTGCCGCTTTCGTAGCTTCCGCCAAACAAGTCTTCAAGGAAGATGCGGACTCCGAGAGCATCAAACCCGTTAAACTCAAGAACGGTCTCGAGTATATGCCGTGGGGTATCAAGAACGATATCCCCTACGAGATTCTCGATAAGATAGAGACCGATGAGACGATCAACACCTGCCAGCAGCATAACATCAAGAACTGTTACGCCGCAGGGTTGGAGTATATCCTACCGGAGAATGCGCCGAAGAAAGTACGTACCGAGGTAGAACGGTTCGAGGCGCACAATGATCTGACCTCCTATCATCTCGGTGTCTGCACCGATATGAAGTTCTTCCAGTTCGCCGTCACCCTCTTCTCCCTTGCCAATAACCGCCAGCAGATAGCTTCCATCAAACGACTGGAGGCGATGTACTGCCGTTTCAGCCCGAAGTCCGCTGCTCGTCAGTATGTGTTCTACGCCAACTGGCGTGACTCACAGACTCCGGACAACGTACAGCGGTTTATCCTCCTCGATCAGGATGATCCGCTCTACGACCTCGAGCAGTACATGAAGGGCGAGAAGGGAAGCACCAAGGGCGAAGTGCAGTTTGCCATGGTGACCCGCATTCCGACACCGGATAGCACCTACTACCCGATTCCGTACTACGCTTCCCTCTTCAAGGGCAAATGGTACGACATCAAGCAGCTCATCGCCATCGGTAAGTACTCCAAGCTCAAGAACGCTGCGCCGCTCAAGTATATCATCACCATCTCCACCGAGTTCTGGGAAGAGCAGTTCCAGCAAGCCGGCATCACCGACGAGGAGAAACAGATGGAGTTCGTCAATAACAAGAAGACGGAGATCATCAATTTCCTTACCGGCGCAGAGAACTCCGGAAGGGCTATCTTCAGCGGATGTTATGTCGATCCCGCGACCGGCAAAGCCGTGCCGCATATCACCATCACCAACCTCGAGGATAAGAAGGAGGGTGGCGACTGGGAGAGTGATATCCAGGAAGCCATCAACATGGTGTGCTTCGTCATGGGAGTGCACAGTAACCTCGTCGGTTCCGTGCCCGGCAAGAGTCAGTCGAACAATTCCGGATCCGACAAGCGCGAGCTCTATATGATTGCGCAGCTGCTGAACAAACCGACGCACGACCTCCTTCTGCGGGTACACAAGCTCCTTTGCTATGTCAACCAATGGAAGGGAGTCAAGCCGGAGTGCAAGATCATGCAGCT